CATCAGTAGATTCAGCAAGCCAAATCAAATACTCGCATTCGTCCTTGGAAAGCAAGTTTTCTTTTTGGTAGCTACGGAATGGGCCGACTTCAGCCTTAAACCCATAAGGGAATGTTGCTGGGTCTATCTCTGCAATCTTTCGTGGAATGTTTGTTTCAACATCCACAAACCGAGCAAATGCTTGATACTCGCTGGTAGTTGCATCAGCAAAGTCAAACATCACCACTTACCCAAAGGACATGTCGCATGAAGCAATTTGACCTTGGCTTTCATGATGCAGCCACATTGCTTACATTGGGTGGTCATTCTGATGAATTCTGGGCAGTCGTTGCACAACGAATAACGAGTGCTTTCTAGTTCGTCGCTAGCAAATTCTGTGTTTGGGTTAAGAAGGTCCCATGGACGTGTCGTACCCAGTTTTGCTTTGTAATCCTTCCAAGCAGACATATTTACAACTTTTCTTTAAATTCGTTACCGTCAAAATACCATCCGCCTTTAACCCTGATGGCATCTTCTTTGGAAAGACGAACCACAGTTGGGTTAGAAGACATTGATGCGATAACAAGTTCCATCAAAAAATCTACTGTATGCAAATGGGTTACTTCGCCGTCAACAACAAAAGCAAAATATGCATGTCTATCGACGAATTCTTCCGGATTATTAATTGGGTCTTTCATTTTTATCCTTCGTGTTGTTGTTAGAAACAGTTAAAGCTAGACAGTGTGCATGCCCCTGTGCTTGATTGTGGGCAAGAACAACCTGAACATGGGTCTGGACTGCATGTTGTTGAGTAATACGTTACTACATAAAACTTTTGTTTCAATATAAAACGCACTTCTTCACAACCACAAGTGAATTGTGATTGACCAGTAACGGTGTAGTTACATGAAGTACAGCCAGGTATTGGAGCAGGTGCAACATATCCACAAGAACCTGAAATCTGTTGTGGGTTGTAACCACCAGTTCCTGGGCATGTTTGGCTACATCCACAGTCGTAATACTCAAATGTGTATGTGCCGTCACAAGTGTTTGGGAAAACGCGAGTGCAATTATTTGGCCATGGCTGTGGGGCACATGAACAAGGAGGCGGTGGCGGAGGACCAGGAGGAGGTGGCGGAGGTGGCGGAGGAGCGGGAGGAGCAGCCGGAGTCACAGAATTAGATGCAGCGCTTGCATTAGAAACAACACCGTAGTCAGTCGTTCCTGTAACAGTAAATGTGTAGGCGGTTCCGTTTGTAAGGCCAGTAATAGTTACTGGTGAAATGCCGCTTGCTGTAATGTTTCCAGGACTTGATGTAACCGTGTAAACGACAGTGCCAGTTTTTCCAAGATAACTTGGTTGGCCAAATGTAACTACAGCAACAGTATTGCCACCCACGGCTGTCGGTGTGCCAGGTGGTGTTGGCTGGTCTCCGCCAGCATCAATAGCTCCAACGAATAATGGCATTAGACAGTCAAGTCTCCCATGAGTACCCAAGTGTTTTCTGCTCGTTTAAGCAATGTTGCTGCAGCCCATTGTGCACGAATCTTTAATCCTGGAGTTGAGTTAATTATTACTCCAGAAACAGGAACAACAGTTATTTGACCAGCACCAGTTTGCAAAATTGTGATTGAAGTACCAATTGGAAATGCAACAGAAGAGTTCAAAGGAACAGTCAAGTTAACTGCAGTTGGACTGGAAATTTCAATAATCTTTGAGTCATCGGTTAGTGCCAATGTGTAGGAAGCTGTTTGTGCAGTCGTGCCAGTGTGGTAAACAATGTTTCCAGTAACCGTCAATGACGTTGCTGTTGCTGCACCAATATTTGGCGTAACCAAAGTAAGAGATGTTCCAAGCTTCGCCGATGTAATAGCACCGTCAGCAATAGTTACTGTGTCAAGAGCACCTGTATCGAAGTTGTTACCAGCAGATAAAGCATTAACAAAGTTCTCAATGCTTGACCAGTTGGCGTTGTGCTCTGAAGCAACAATCGGTGTTCCGTTGGTAAATGTATATGGGATGTTTACTGTTGCCATTATGTTCCTCGGATTTTCCGTCTTTTGAATTTGTAACCAATACTATTCAGTCCCCATTTTCTTCCTGGGGCAACTGCTGCGTCTGTTGAATCATCTGGTCCGCTGAATTGGAGCTGAACCGCATATCCTCGACCAAGCGGCGCGATGCCTTTTCTCTTAATTGCCGCTCCAACCGTGCTAATTCCGTAAAGAGCAGTTCCATATACGCCACCTGAGCCAGAAGTTGAATAAGTTCCTCCACTTGAGATTGGAGTTAAAGAAATGGTTTTTGTTCCGCCAGCTTGATTTGTTTCGTCGTAGTTTTTGTATATCCCTAAACGAATCTGTGTTGGGGAATCAACTTCTTTAAGAACAAAGTATGGACGAATAAAGGATTTCAACTGTACATAACGATTGTCGTCAAACCATGCTGTTCGGTATGCTGTTGCAAACTTTCCAGTAAAACCTGTTGGTGCGTCATCAAGAATATTTGCGTAGTCATCTACATACATAACATGTGCGTATTGGTTGTACGGAGAAACCATCAAATACCAAGGTTGGTCATTACCATCACGCCAATCCATGCCACATACGAGACCAAAACCACCAATAAAACCTTCGTCTGGGTTTATTGAAGTTGGGTCAAACCATTCAGCAGTTTGAAACATCGTGTATGCACCACGTGGACCAATCGTTGGGTCAAAAATAAAGTTAACGCTTGGGTACTCTGGAGGAGCAGCAATTTCACCTGGCGCATATGGCATTGATACCCATAGTCTGTCTCGAACAAATGAAAGCGTTATATCAAACGTATATTCAGAATTAACTTCTCGGTCAATAATGATTGGCTTAATTCTTTCAAAAACATCTTGGATTCCATTGCGGTCATAGAAGAACAATCCGCCTGGATAGTCAAAAAAGTAAACCCCACCAGAACCAGCTACTGCTTGTTGTGGGTAGTCAATACCAAGAACCGTGGTTAGTTCAACCAACTGAAATGAGTCGGCGTCGTAACCCATAAGAAGGTAAATAGCTTTTGGCTTGAAGATGAGTAACTGGCCATCAACTACTTGGATTCCACGGATGCCTTCACCGCCAGCAATGATGTCAATGTAATCCTGTTGATACCAAGAGCCTGGAAGGTTCTCATGCGACCAACGCAAACGGTTTGGATATGCAACTCCGTTTTCATAAGTGTTAGCAACAAACAGCTTATTGGCATGAGCTAATACATGTTCTGCTCGTGGCATATATGGAGTGAGTGCAGGAATCTCGTATGGTTGCCATGTTGGCCCAGAAGCAGTCAACTGTGTTGCATATGTGTTGCTTGCTTCCCAACTGTACATATATGGAGCAGTAACACCAATAGCAAAGTACATGGTGTCTTCCCATTGGGTCATTGAAGCACCGTTGGTAGATTTTACGTTGACATCGTTAAATGCATCAGCCGCAAGTTTTGTAAAGTTTCCACCGCTTGAATGGTAAATCTTCCCATTGGTAGACGAACTTGTTACATAGCCGGTTGTAAGCATTATTTTTGGAGCAGTACTGTATTTGTAGTCGTACAAACCTTTTGGTTTCCATACGGCACCAGAAGCCACTACTGGAGTTGCGTGCTTTGTTTGATAACCAGCGCGGCTGAACACACCACCACGAGGGTCAATTTCTACATTGAGCATCCCTGGTGATTCATTGTCAGCCAACTGAAACTGGTCGGCACGAAAGTTGATACCGCCAGTAAAGTCAAAGACTTGTTTAAAGTCAATAGCCGCCATTTATTAAAACATTCTTCCAAGTGGATATGGCGAACCTGGCTGAACCATAATTCCACCTTGTCCGTAGCCAAAACCATAAGCCGTATTTGCTGCTCCGTTGAGTTGCAAACCACCGCTCATAATCAATGGTTGGTTGCTATTTGGTGCAGTTAAGTTTGCCTTGGCAATGGTGACACCAGAGTTGTAGTGCTGCATGTACACATTGGCCATCTCAGGGTCTTCTTGGAATTGGAATGTGCGAGCGAGAACAAAGTTAACAAGCATCATGTGGAACTCTGGGTCTAGGTCTACATAGTTTGTGCTTTGTGAGTTAGCTGAGTCTGTAAGCCATGTAAGGTCTGGCTCACGATAACCACGCATGGTCATCTGGTATTGAGTGTCGTTTGGCTTTGGCCACAGGTTTATTTGGTTGCCCCAAAGCGACCAATATGCAGGAATGTCTGGCTGGTCATTTGTTCCAACCCAAATTGATTCAGCTTTGAACTGGTCAATGTAAATCAGTTCGTTTCCACCGTCAGTGTTATTAATAACGCTAATTACTTCACGAACATTTTGAAGAGTCTTATTTAATGCAGCTGCGTCAGGAAAAACAGGAATATATGGAGACCAACTTGCAGTTACGTTGAATCCAGCAGAATACGCTCTAACTGAGTCAAGAGTCTCAAACTGGTAGGTGGTTTGAAACCACGGCCAGCGTGTGTCTAGTGAAACGATTCTTTGATAGCCCTCTTTGAGGAACTGAAGCACCAAGTCTTGGTCAATGTCGTCAACGTCTGGGTCGTAACCAATCTGCAATTGGGAAAGATTCTCAATCAGTTGGATGAGGTAATAGGAGTTGAGACCCGTCGTTAGCGTACTTGCTGGTGCTGGCATTTATATTCCTATTCCTGGACTTGTTCCTCTAATGCTTTCGCTTTTTTCTCAGCATTGATTCTCTGCTTCTTGTGACCTATGCAGAAAGCATCGCCTCTTACTTTTGGAGCCCTGCACTCATGACCTTCTGGGTAATGATATGTGCAATGGTCTAAAACATTTCGGCCATAAGAAACTTCGCTAGGCATTGCTGGTTCTGTTCCTGGCATTGCATAAACAGACGAAATGCCTGATGCTTCAATGCCTGAAGTACTTCCATAACGCTCACACCCTGCTGGTGTTTGGTTTGAAATAACTGGTTCTCTGTTCATATTTCTCCTTCGTTAGAACATTGTCAAATGTGCTGCCAGCCCTTCAACTGGCAACACAGTTAACGGGTTTAATTAGACGCCTGCTGGCCAGTCAATGCGCTTCCATGACAAGGTTGAAAGACCACCCTTGGCAATGATTGAAGATGCGTTTTCTGCAATACCGCTGACCGAAATGAAGCCGTCTGCCGATGGCGTGATTACACCATGGAGGAATGCTTGGTTCAAGCCAGTTCCGATTGCTACCGAAGCAGAACCGTGGTCTGGGGTGTTAACTGCAACACAAGCCGTACGAACGACCGTGGTTGCATCAGTGTTGTATTCGGAAATGAATGCAACGGCTGTTGGGGTTGCACCAGCACTGATTGAGAATGCTGCTCCATCAGTTGCGTTTGCTGCTGAATAAGCGACGCGGGCATCGAATTCGTAGGTTTGACCTGCGATTCCGTACCAACCAAAATCGCCATCATCAAGCGCTGCGTATGAAACGCCCAGTGTTACGTCAGCGGCAAGTACGTTCGTACGTTGCACGATGAATTTGTTATTAGTTGCCATGATTGTCATTACTCCTTGGCTTTCGCCAGATTACCAAACCATGTTTGGGAGGAATCGGATTGATTCCCTACTATATAGCTAATCCATTACCTAGGCGGTAAATGGAAATAGCCAGCGCCGGTGGACTGCCCGAAGGAAGACAGCCACCGACACTGACTACATCAATGAACCAGCAGAAGCTGATTATGCGTTTGCGGTCAAGTAACCCTGACGTGAACGGTTTGAACAGGTCAATTCACCAAATGCCAAGACCAGCGCGTAGCGGGCGTCAATGCCTGCAACGGTGCCGCTCTGGAAGTCGGTGGTGTTGAACCAGTGACCGTTCATACCAACGAGCTTGAGGTACTTCGTATTGAGGAAGTACATCGGTGCTGCGGAGGTGTCTGCTGCCAAAGCAAGGTCAAACACAACTGGCGTCTGCTTGAACATCAAGTTCTGGAAGCCTGCGTTTGCCTTTGCAACGTCCTGGTAACGAACGTTTTGGGTCAACAGCGACTCGTACTTTGAGAACAAGTCTTCGTTGGTCACGATGATGTCTGGAACGTCATTGCCCTTGGAAGCGTTGTTGTACACCTTGCCCATGTCCTGAAGTGACAAGGTTGCTGCCGAAGTGTCCTGGTATGGGTTCCACCAAGTGTTTGTTGAAGCATCAATGCCACCAACAGTGTTGTTAGCAGTTGCAACGATGTTTCCAAGACCGTTAAAGTCTTTGCCACCATTGCCAGTGCCATCGCTGTAAAGCATGGAGTTGAGGTCAGACTTAACCGACATTTCAGCTTGCATGATTTTTGCGTTGAGCAACTTGATGATTGCTTCGGTTCCACGGTTCTGTGCTTCTTCAATACCGCTGATAGCAATAGAAGCAGCCATCTGCTTCCACTGGTAGTTAGCAGCTGAGATGCCGTCCTGTGGGGTGAGGTCAATCGCGTCATAACCGCTGTACGAGCTGGCGGTGCCGTTCACTGCGTACATGAGTGGTTCGACGATTGAGGTGCCACCTTCTTCCATCTGAACTCTGCCTTTTGAGTTCATGTGGTTCAAAAGGACTAGGTCCTTGAAGATGTTGTCTACCAGCGTTGGCTGATAGTTCTGCAACGTAGTTGACAGAATTGCATTAAAGTCCGGGTTTCCGGCCATGATTTTCTCCTGTTTGAGTTTTGGGTTTTAACTTCCGAGTTGGCGTTTTGCCTGCTCAAAAGCTTCGAATACGGTTTTTGGTGGAGCAGATGGTGGTGCCGTTGTTCCTTTAGATGTAGATGCGCTTGACACAATTGTTGCGCCACGCTTCGCTTCCAGCCGCTCTTGTTCCTTGGCCAACTTCTTATTGGCTTCGGATGCCTTGGAATACACCTTGTCAAAAGCAACCTGTTTAAAGACTGCTTCTAAATCGGTTGTCCCCGTAGCGAGGGCCTTGGCTACAACTTCATCTGCGTTGAAATCGTCACCATACTTGCTCTGCAGAGTGTCAATGGTCTTGGTCAGTTCGTCCATCGCCCTTTGTTGTTCAAAAGACGCTAAACGCTTTTCCATTTCCTTCAACGACTTCTCAGTTGGGTCTATCCACAAATCCTCTTCAGGCTCTGCGTTTATTCCGTACTGTTCTTGAAGTAAGCGCAATGTGTTCGCTGGGTCGTTCTGCAGGGCTTCCTGCAAAGCGGCGGCGTACTCAATGCTCTTTCTCTGTTCGCTGAGTTCCTGTGTCTTACGGGTGTAATCCGCTTGACGCTGGTATCCAGCAAGAGCCTCCTTAACTGGAACTAAAACTTCTTCTCCGTCCACTTGGAGTTTAACGAACTTGTCGCTTACCTCTGTGTAATCAAAGAGTTCTGGTTCTGCTTCTGGAGTTTCTACTTCAGCATCAACCGATTCGGTAACTTGTCCCTCATCGGGGGAAACCTGGTCGTCTGTAGCGTCAGTAATTTCTATGTCACTCATTGGAGTCCGTCCTTCTGGGTTGTTCCATGTGGGGAATATTTAATTCCCTATATAGTAATCCATTTCATTACATAGGTGGAGCTTGTTGCGCCTGTGCTAACAGAATCTGTAGCAATTCAGGCGGCAAGCTTTCCAATGCGCCCATCGGTGGCGCGCCTACTTCTCCGCCAGGACCTTGGAGTGGTGCTCCAGGAATCATCCCTGGTGGGAGTTGTGGTTCTTGTCCAAGAGCCATTTGGTCAGGGGTCATTCCAGGTGGAAGCCCTTGTCCTTCAAGAACTTGCTGGTCTGGACTCATTCCTTCTGGTGCCTGTGGTTGAGTCAGGAACGCTGAAGCATTCTTGATACCGAATCCAGTTCCAAGCACATATTCGGCCAGTTTTGCCATGTTGACAAGACCAGCTTGAGCAAACGGTGCCATTGCTGAAACAACCTGCAAAGCCATGTCTCGACGGAAAGCTTCGTTTCGTGGAGCAGTTGAGCCAGCTTCTACGCTGTAGTCAAATTCTCCAGCAATGTAGTCACGGTCAAAGGTCAACCAAACTGGGGCTGCCTCTGTGCCAACGATACGAACCGTCTGTTCGCCAGTCAAGTACTGCTGGGCAAGCATGATGAGGTTCGCCGCGCATCGGGCAATGGCATTCTCTATGTTGACAAGCTTTTCAGCAACACGAGCGTTTCCGGCTTCAGCAATGATTGATGCTTCACGGGCTGTTCTCGTGGTCTCAGGAATTGCTCCACGCTGGTACTCAGAGACACCTGACACACGGTCAATGTCGTTCTGAATCAAAGCTGACTGGTTGTAGAACTCTGGTGGGTTGATGAGTGCTGGCATTGGAACAACAACATTGTTCAGGTTCTCGGAGCCCTTAACAGGCACGATTACGTTGTCGTCATCTGAAGCAAGCATCTGGCGACCGAAGTCGTCAAAGGCAGACTCAAGGGCCAACCACTTACGTGAGTAACGCTTTCTGTGGTTCATCATCTGCGTACGAGTTTCGTTTAATTCGTACTGCAATGGCTCAATGGCTTCTAGTTCACCCATTGGGTAGAAGAAACCAGGAATGTCGTAGTTGCGCAACATGAAGAATGGATGACCAAACACATATGGCATCTTGACTGGCTTGATAAGGAACTTGTCTCCAGAGTCAGAGAAGACGGACATTTCACCTGTGTCAATGTCGTAGTACTCAAAGATGTCTGCATAGGCATCTTCTTCACCGTATGAGTTCGTGGTGTAGAAGTTTGGAGTTGTATTGATGTCGCCATAACGCTGGTATGACGATGGGCCTACATCCTTACGGGCAGAGAAGTCATATCTTGGGTCATTCTTAATGTCCTTGATTGGACGACGAGTTCTCTGAGCAATCCAACGTGCATTATCCATTGATGTTGCATCCGGGTCAACGAACATGTCAAACGGGTCAACACGCTCTAGGAATGGGCGGTCTTCTCTAATGATGAATTCTGACTCAACATCGTCTGCTGGCTTGTTTGGGTCTGCGGCTTCGTCTGCGCTGTCCTGAATGTCCTTGGTCTTTGCTTCTTCAACAAAACGATAGCCAGTCTTTACCCAACCATGACCAAGAATCAAATAGTCCTTAACGGCAAGTTGGAATTGTGGCTGGCATTCGTAATGTTGCCACCAATAGTTAATAATTGATTCAGTAACAACAGCTTTGTCGCCATCTTCAGGACGGCGTGGATTCACATTGATTTTTGGTCTACCGATAGCAACTGATGGAGCAAGAGTGTTAATCGTGGAGAAAGCAATGTTAACAAGAAGCCTGTCGCCTACTGCCTGACCACGGTACTGACGACCACGGTAAAGGTTAATCATCCGTTGCCAGAGATTGTCGTAGTTTTCATTCTTACGCCAGTTACGTGCGTAATCAACACGCTTTCTGTAACTTGCGAGTCTGTCTGCATTTGATTGACGAGCCATTTAACAATCCCACTTCTTTAGAGCCAGAGCCTTACGGGTTGGCTTTCCTTTAGAGTCCTTCATTGGTCCGGGCATTCCACCCATACGTGCACAAAAAGATTTGCGTCGAGCAGCATCTTTCGGTGATTTCTTAGCTTGCGCTGATGATACTGGTGGCTTAAGTGTTCCGCCTGTTTCTGCTTTGTAAGAAGCACGACCTTTAGCGTTTAAACCGCCTTCAGGATTCTTGCCTTCTTTACGAGTCCAAGCCGCGCTTTTGTATGCGCTTTCAACAGTTGGTTTCTTCTTAGCCATTATTTCTTCAGACCTTCCCCAATTGCAGCCAGTCTGCAATAACCATTTGCTTCAGCCTTAGCAGCGATGATGTGACAACCCTTCATCTTTGGACACCAAAATGCACAGTTAGAACATTTGACACCCATTGATTTCTTTTCATTTTGTGCTGGTGGTTCATATCCAACCCAAATGCCATTGCCATCATTGTCGGCTAACTTGCCGTACTTTTCAACGATTTCAAACATTGACTCAACGTATTCAGCCTCAGCCGGAGCAAGCTTGATGATGGGGTTAGTTACGCCTTCAGGCAAACCCTCATCTTCTGATTTTTCTTCCGACTCTCCTTCTTCTGATTTGCCAATCATGATGGCAATCTTGAAGGCTTCGCCCATTGGTGTATTTGACTGTTTCATTTTTTCTTTTTCTTTGCTGCATTCATGTTGTCAACAAGATTTGGATATGGACGACCAGCAGCTTTAGCTGAAGCTTTTGCTTTAGCTTTCTGCGCTGCAGTCAACGGAGTTGATTTCTTTTTAGGATTCTTAGTATCCCAAACAGGCTTCGTTGTTGACTTTGATGCTGGATACTTTGGATTACCCGGCATTATTTTGCGCTTCTCTGATATGAGATAACAGCTCGTACTGTTCCAGTTGGAGTAAAGTTTTCTTCTGTGTAAACAGCAAACGAACGAAGACCAGCAACACTGCCCCTAAACCCTTTAGTTAGTTCGCTTGGACCTGTTCCGGCAACAGTGTTTGTTAATCCAGCAATAGATACGCTTGTGCTGTCATTTAGGCCCCACAACACCCAGTTGTAATCGCCAGTAAATTCTGGTTCATCGTTTGTTCCCCAGAATGTAATGTTGCCAGTGTATGTTCCTTCAAGAGTGACAACAACATTTTCAAAATCGGTAACATCAACTGCTCGCCATTGTTCTGCTGTAGTAAAATTTTCTACTTGAAATGTAATCATGGTTATTTCTTCTTTCCTTTAACTGATTGATTGGCTTCTGACAGAGCGATTGCAATTGCTTGCTCACGACTCTTTACTACTGGACCCTTTTTTGAACCTGAGCGAAGGTCACCCTTCTTGTACTCACGCATTACTTTCTCAACTTTTTTCTGAGCTTTGGTTGGCTTTTTCATTAGAGCTGCTTTCCTGAACGACGAGGCTTTGGTCCTTTGTCTTTTTCACCTTTTGGAGCAATAGGAGTTCTGCTCTTAGGACCCATGTCCTTTTCGCCTTTTGGGGCGACAGGCATTTTTGGTTTTGGACCTTCACCTTTTTCCTCTGATGCGTACTTGCCAACGGCTTTCTTGTAAGCCTCACCCATTGGTGACTTACCAACCGCTATGACAATTCCAAACTTTGGCTTCTTCATTACTTTTTGTCCTTGCTCTTAGGCTTTGGCTTCTCTTTTGGCTTTTGATACTTTGCCGCTTTTGTGGCGTCCTTCTTTGCTTGCTTCTCAGCAGGCACATCTATTTTCTTGACACTCTTCGCAGACTTAACAACAGGTTTTGCTGCTTCTCTAATTCTTTTTTTCATTTCAACTCCAAATGCCATTGGATATGGCCATCAAGTTTTGTATCAACTTTGTCTACTTTTTCAGCAACTTGGTTCAAAAGCGCCCTTGCCTCTGCATGTTGTTCAGTGTTTTCTTTCCTCAACAGTTGGATTACAACAACTAGTGGTCCGCCAATAATGGCAACAACAATTGGGACAATCCACTCCATCAGATTAATTCCCGGCGAGCCGGAACCTTCTCTATTTCTCCGGCTTTAAACCGAGGAGAATCTTCCATCTCTCTTTGGCGCTCACGAATTGTTGGACCATGAAACTCTTCTTTTCCATGAGTAAAACCCAATCGCACGTTTTTTACGTGACATTTGAAGCAACGACCACGTTTTAAGTCATTTTCTGCCTCAATTGGCTTTGAACATGTCGAACAATGCATAAATCTCCTATAAGTAAGGCAAAACCATTACCTAGTCTAGTAGGAATTGAACTCCCCAATCATGTAGCGCTCTCGTTCCTTGGTCGGCTTCTTGAGCTTGGACGCAAAGTAGTTCAGGGTTCCAAACGGAGCGTCTGTCTTTGGGCGGTACTCGGCAAGCCAGACATACTTCAGCATCTGGTTGGCAATGGCAAGGCTCATAACCCTGTCGTCATGGGGTGAGCCATGCATGGAGCCGTTGTCGTCTCGGACGAAGGTCTTGAGTTCAGCAATGGTGTATTCGCACATAATCTGCAACACCCCATCTCTAATATTGGCGCTCAGTTCGTCAATAGCTAACGGCTTTGTCAGCGATGTGGTTCTCCAACCAAGCTGTTCCGTTTGCTCTGGGTTTCTCTGGTTCAATCGGCGCTGGCGATACAGGTTGCTGTAGTTTGCGCGATTCAGGGCTGTCAGGGTAGTTAAACCGTGGTTGTTTGATTCAACACCAATCAGGGCTTCGTTATAGAAGTATCCAAGGGAGTACAGGATGTCTTCCCCAAACTTGTCTGGGTCAATGTGTCCGTGCCAGTGGGCAACCACAAGTCCAGACTTGGCGTCAATCACATGGGCTGTGGAATAGTCTCCACGAGCAAGTCCTTCTGCCACGTCAGCACCAATCGTGTACGTTGCCCCAAATTCAGGTAAACGCCAGATGGACAAGGGTCCACCAGAAGACTCAAACATGAATGCATTCCTCACATCGGAAGACTTCCTGTTGAACCCTGTTTTTGGGCGTTCTATCTCAAAACGGTTTAGTGAATCAATGTCAAATACTGGGCGACCAGAACGGATAAAGGCTTCTTCTGGGTTTGAAGGGTACTCTTGGTGCAACTGCCATGGTGGAAGTTCAAGAGCCTGCGCGTCATACCAAGATTGGTCACGGTCTCCGTTTGCTGACCACGGAAAGAAGATGCCATGGAATCGGTTGGTTCCTGTCTGTGACCCGTGCCACAAGGTGTAGAAGATGTTGCCTTCGCCTTTAGCCGTGGACAAACAAATAACACGACCACCAACGTCAGCAATAGGTTCAATAGATGCCCAAGCCTGTTCTGGGTTTGGCAAGAACGCCATCTCGTCAATGATGGCTAGGTATACGGATTCACCACGAGCAGGTTCGTTTGCTGACGGCAAAGACTCAATAACAGAGTCGTTATCAAACGCCATTTTAAGCACGTTGTTCTGGAGTAGTTCAGGACCAGCTAATTGCATCCATCGTGGCATGAACTTATAGATGTACTTGGCTTTAGACAGAAGCTTGGCGGCTTCACGCTCGGTCTTAGAAAGCATGACGACAAAGCGGTCTGGCCAGAAAAAAGCTAGCCAAAATGCAAAAGCGGCAGCAAGAGTAGAAAAGCCAATCTGACGTGCTTTAAGAACAATTGTGTTTCTGTGTCCAAGCCATGCTCGAACAGTTGCTATCTGTGCTGGTCGTAACTCAAATTCAATTCGTCCACGACTTGGATGCTTGATATAAACGTAGTTAGCACAGAAGAACTCAAATGCTTCTACAAGTTGTTCTACATCTGCTTCTTCTGGACCACGGCATTTTCTAAAGTTGTACTCGTTTACGAGGTCATTGAATTCCATTTTTTCCTTCGGTATTTAATTTGAGAAAAATCCATACGCATAAGAAACATCTGAGCCTATAGGTTGTACTGGGTTTGAATACTGTGTGCCAAAACCTGTTGTATCATCCCAACGATAGGTTAATGTATCCGTTCCTAAACTTCCACCACCAACAGATTTGCCATCTGGAGACCATGATGCAGTTAAAGCAATTGATGATTGTGGTGAGTATTGTGTACCCCAACCAGTTGAGTTAGACCACCTATAAAATGCTGTATTAATTCCGGTAGTATTGGCTACTAATCCAAGTACTGTTTGTGCTGGGTTCCAATTTGAATAAGTAACACCGTTGAGAGTTGCTGCTGGGTCTGCATATTTTGTTCCAAAACCAAGACCAGCAATCCATGGATATACAAACACATATGGACTATTAGTCCCATGGCACACAATTGCATCACCGTTTTTAGTAAACGCTGGTTTATTGGATGATGCTGTTGGGAATCCAGCTGCAGGGTCTGAAAGTTTTGTCCCCCATCCAGTTGATGTTGAAAATGTCCAAGCATTAATCGCTGATATTCCACCACCAGTTGGAGTTTGAAGGGCAACATCATTTGTTGCAAGGTTTACATCTATTGGTCCACTGCTTGGTGATGCGGTAACTGGGTTTGCATAAAGAGTTCCCCACCCAGATGGAGAAAATGTTGCTGCATAAATATATGGAGAAACATTCCTTGACCAAAATACAGCATCTTCATTATTGTTCCATAATATTTGAACTGGAGTTGTTGTTCCAAGTTGTGGGAAACTTAAAAAAGTAGTACCCGGTCCCTCAAATAAACCAGATTTAATAAATGGTCTTGCTCTTGCACGTATAGTTGCTGTACCTGAACCAGACGTATTGCCTAGATAATTATTTTGTGGACTAATTGTAAAAGATTGATTTAGTTGACCTGGTCCAGAAACGCTACTCCACGTAGAACCAGTAGCATCTGAAAGTAAAGTTCCATAACCCTCATACATTCGGTTCCACTTGTAACCCCAATACTGGATTGGCACAAAACCAGTATCCGTTGTATTGGATGTTAAAAACATTTTCCACACAGATGCTTGAACATCTATTGATGCTGGAGTGCCAAAAACACGCATTACGAAACTACCGTGTCACCACTCACATACCAAGTATCTGTAGCGCCTTTAAACAAAGATGCAACTGAATATTGACTACGCAACTTTAGTCCTTGAGATGAGTTGACTGTTACTCCACCTGCACCAACAAGTGTTACTTGTCCTGTGCCGAGTTGAATAATGTTTATTTGAGTTCCGATTGCAAATGCTTGTGATGAGTTCAACGGAACAGTTACTGTTTGCGCTGATGAGTTATTAAATGAAACCATTTTTGCAGAATCTGAAAGAACAAATGAATAAGTCGTTCCAGATTGTGCATTAATAACAAGCGTTGAACCATCAGCACCTGTAGGACCAGTAGCTCCTGTGCTAGAAGCTGAACCTGCTGGACCAGTAGGTCCTGTAAAACCAGTTGGACCAGTTGGACCAGTAACGGTTGTTGTTACAAGATTCCATCCGCCGACAGACGAAGAATACACCCATGTGAAATCACCTGATGTAAACGTCTGCCCATTAACTGGTGACGACGGAAAGTCAATCATGGTTCTCCTTAAGCTTGTGCTTCAAGAACAGCAAGAATTGCTGCTGCTTTGCGCATTTCAACTGTTTCTGAACGCACGCGACCCTGAAGTTCGTCATAGAACCATACGTCTGAAACAAGAGCAACGTCATCGAGATTTTCGATTTCTCCTGCTGCTGCGTGACGGTCAGTGCGAGCACGGAAACCCTGAAGGCGTTCTGGCAATTCGTTTGGAAGGGTTGCAAGAATTGTCTGGAAGGTGCTGATGTTCTGTTGGTATTGAGCCACTTCTGCTCTACGAGCTTCAAGTGCTGCTGTCTGTTCTGCTGATGGCATTATTCCTCCTGATTGTTATTTAATTGTAGACCAAGAATACTGGTCGTAGTGTATGTATTCAAATATGTTGACATTAGAAATCAGCTTCCAAAGTTAGTGTCTGTTTAGCACGAGTAGTTTGATACCAGTTTCCAACAGTTGTAGAAGCACCATCAATAGTGAAACCAGTTCCTCCACCAGCAACTACTGGATTAACTCTCATTTCAACAGGAAAAATCCACGTAACTGCAGTCGTGCTTGTTTGCACATATGTAGCTGCTGTTTGATAATAACGCTTGCAACGAAGAAGCGTAAGACTCTGGTCTTCTTGTTCAAATTCACTAGCTGTAGTGCCAATTTCAAGCTGTACTGAAGCAAGTTCAAAATGAACGTTTGCCCCACCTGCTTGCGATAACGCAATAGCTTCAATTTCAAAAATGTCTGCACTATTCGTTGAAGTAGAAGTAGTTACAGACATTGTGGTGCTGAATCTGTACCAAGTGCTTGTAGACATTGTTGCATTTGCAATTGTGATGTTCGCAGAATCGTATACAGTGCCAAATTTTGATGCACGAGTTCCGAAAGCAATAGAAACATCAGAAGTCAATCCAGAACCCTTGCGAATATACCCACTCAAAGTTACTGATTTATTAACAGTTCCTAAAGCGCCTTCTTGGCAAGTAATGATTCCAAAAATATCTGTACCAGCACTTCTGGCAACTCGTGCTCCATATCGAGAGCCAACACCTTGTGCTGATACATCAATTCTTGAAAATGTAGCTGTTGCTGTTCCATTGGTGTTAATAAACCAACGGTCAGCAGAATATGCAAGATTGGTTGATGTTGAAGTATTTCGTTGCCATATATCAAAGTTGCCATTTACCATCATGTTTTTTGAGGTAATTGGACCTGCTGGACCTGTTGGACCAGTAACTGTTTGTGCCTCTAATTTCCACGCACCAGGTCCACCTGCACCGACAGAACTAAATACCCAAGTATGGTCGCCGTCGGTAAAAACCTGACCGTTTGTTGGAGATGTTGGGAAATTAATTGTTGCCATGGTTAAACCTCAATCCAAGAAAGTGTTTCTTCATTCCAACGCCAAATACCTTCTGCTGGCATCGGTGTTGGTGGTTGCCAATCGTGGTTTTCATCAAGAGTCCACGATGAATAAATAGATGGACAAACAAAAACATCTGCTACTTCGTCATACTTAAAACCAATACCAGCAAATTGTTTTCGGATATTTCCATTATATGAAGTTCTTACACAACGTTGTCCACGCATGGAAGCATAGTAAGCCTCCCAATTGTCAATTCCATCTACAACTTCATCTTCGTTGCGACCGACAATCACCTCGGTGACAATATTGCTTTCGTCTAAAAATGCGTAATGTGCCATTATGCGAATGCCACCGTCCCTGTGCCAGCAGTAAATGAATAGATTCTAAATCCACCAGAAGATGAGTTTGTTTGTGTCAAACCAGGAGATACCGTTGCTGTCAACGTGTCTCTAAATTTAATAATAACTATTCCTGAGCCACCGGTTCCACCGTTTGCAACGTTTGTCCCTCCACCACCGCCACCGCCTGTGTTTGTTGTTCCGTTTGAACCTGTTGTTGTTGCTGAACCAGCTCCTCCACCACCAGTACCGCCAGGTCCAGCTGTTTGGAAGATTGCTCCTGCTCCTCCGCCACCAGCTCTATCTACAGCTGAACCAGTAATTGTTGATGATTTTCCAGTTCCACCAGTTCCACCAACCCCACCGTTTGTTCCACCGTCTTGGCCTACTGCTCCTGCTCCTCCGCCCCCAGTTCCTCGATAGTTAATACCTGTTGGTTGACCACCATCATTTCCATATCCATAACCAACATATGGGTTTAATTGAGTTGCTCTTCCAGGAAAATCTGAACCGGGCCATGGTCCACCACCACCCGAACCACCGTTTCTTCCGTTTCCAGAACCAGTTGGTCCTCCACCTCCACCAAAAGCGACAATGTCTGCAAGAACAGAGTTACCACCGTTGCTTCCAACTGCCGTTGATGTTGCACCAGCTCCACCAGCACCAACAGTTATTGAGATGGTTGTTGGCAAGTATGCATATCCTTCTACGTATCCACCGGCTCCGCCACCTCCACCAGTTGAGTATCCACCGCCTCCACCACCTGCAACTATAAGAAATTCAACACCAACAGCAGCACCAGAACGCGATGGTATATAAATATATTTTGCACCAAACCACTCTTCTACTTGGCTTGACGAAAGATTCCTTCTAACTGGATTAGCCATTAACTAATCCTGTTCACATAGCCCTGAATTGTCACCACGTTTGTAGTAGCAGCATATGCAGCAACAGTCAGAGCAGAACCAGATGGAACAAGAGTCAATCCGGGAACAACAAGTGTTAATCCGCTTTGTGCAGGAATGTTCAATTTAATGTCATCATCAACTGTTGTTGTTCCACCAAATTGAATCGTAAGTAATTGTGGCGTGGATGCAGAGTTGTAGGCGTATAGCCAAACTTCATCTTTGTTGCCAGTTCCAGTCTGATGGATTGTTGTTCCAGTGCTTGCAGTGGCAGCAACTTTTATTCCTCGACCATTCGTTGATGCTGAAAGTTTTTCTTTCGTAAATGTAGCCATGATTACTCCTTAACTAAAAACCTGATTGGCAATTATATTTTGGTCATCGTCTGCTGGAACACCACTACCCGTTGGCCCAGTTGCACCAGTTGAACCGGTAGGACCAGTGGCACCAGTTGGACCAGTTGAACCAACATTTGAGTTACCAAACTCTACCCATTGGCTACTTGTTCCGTCGTTGTAATAGATGTATGTTCGGCCATCATCAGAGTTATACCAAACTTCTCCATCATTTGGTGGAGTTGGTGATGTTGGGCCAGTAACAATAAATTCCCCAGTTGGAGGACCAGTTGGGCCTGTAGGACCAGTTGGACCTGTAGAACCAGCACCAGTTGGACCAGTTGGTCCGACTTGCGTATACATCACCTGCGTTGCAGTAACAATAATGCTCGGAGCCAATGGTGTGACCGGTGAAGTTCCAGCAGCAAATGTTTCAAGACTCAAAGATGTACTTGTTCCAGCCCAATAAATTTGGACATAATCATTAGCAGCAACTGCCTCAGCAACATAGTTGACAGTTACAACTTGACGGTTTGGAGTAGTTGCATCTTTGCGTGCCTGCAAGTCAATTTCTGTAGCCGAATCTGGATAATCGGTTCCGTTATATTTCAGCCAGAATGTTGCTTTTTCTACAGAGTTAGCAAGGTTTCCAATTTGTATAGAGAATGTAAGGCTGTAAACACCTGGATTAGCAAAAGTAATTTCATCACCATTTTGGATTGAAACTCCATTGCTGTCTGCAGTTGTGTTTATTGATACAACTTGGGATGAACCAGTTGCACCAAGCGCTTGGTCTGTTGTGTCGTAGAACGAACCCCAGTACCCGAGTGCACCACCAGCTCCAGTAGGTCCTTGTGAACCAGTCGGTCCTGTAGCACCAGTAGGTCCTGTGCTTCCAACGCCAGTTGCACCAGTCGGGCCAGTAAACCCAGTAGGTCCCGTTACCGTGCTTGCTGCACCCGTTGCTCCAGTAGGACCCGTTGCTCCAGTCTCCCCAGTTGAACCAGTTGGTCCAGTTACTGTTGAAGCCGCTCCAGTAGCCCCCGTTGCACCAGTCGCTCCCGTTGCCCCCGTTGGTCCTGTTGGTCCTGTGACCGTACTTGCCGCACCAGTTGCTCCAGTTGGTCCTGTAGGACCAGTCGCACCTTTTAGTTCGTATGCAACAAGAATGTTCAGTCCGTTTGTAAATGCAGAACCAGCAGAAACAAAATCTGCAATATCAAATTCAATGTAGTTGTTAGCTGTATACAAAACTGGGTTTGACAAACTCATTGCGTGATAGTTAGTTGAACCAGTTGCATTTTGGAAAATAGCTTCTGTGAGCGTTGAGATTATGTAGAACGGCTCAAGGTCATTGCCGAATCTATCTTTTGTGCTGATATAAACCAATGTTGCAGAAGATGGAGTTGCGTTGTTATAACGAACTTGTCCGTTTGATATTCCAGTTGGGTTCGTGGTTGTACTAAATGTGTATGGAAGAGCACCAAAGTTTGGACCAGTTGCACCAGTTGCTCCAGTTGGTCCTGTTACTGATGGGCCAGTAAAACCAGTAGGACCAGTCGGACCAGTCACGTTTGATGCCGCGCCAGTAGGTCCAGTTGGTCCCGTAAAACCAGTTGGTCCAGTTGGGCCAGTTACAGTCGATGCTGCACCTGTTGGACCTGTCGGACCTGTAAAACCAGTAGGACCAAGATTTGAGTTACCAAATTCAACCCATTGGTTTGTATTTCCGTCGTAGTAATAGATGTACGTTCGACCGTTTAAGGAGTTGTACCAAGTATCACCAGGTATAGGACCAGTTGGAGCTGTATCAAGAATTGTAAATCTTCCCAATGCGCCAGTCTCACCTGTAGGACCAGTGAATCCTGTCGGACCTGTAAATCCTGTTGGTCCTGTAGGCCCAGTGACGGTTGAAGCAGCACCAGTTGGGCCTGTAAATCCAGTTGGACCAGTAAATCCTGTAGGTCCCGTTGCGCCCGTAGCACCAGTAGCACCCGTCAAACCAGTAGGACCTGTTGGTCCAGTGAAACCTGTCGGACCTGTTTCTCCTGTAGAGCCAGTAGCACCCGTCAAACCAGTAGGACCAGTAGGACCTGTAAAACCAGTTGGACCCGTTACGGTACTAGCTGCACCTGTAGCGCCAGTCGCTCCCGTAGAACCTGTAGCACCAGTCGGACCAGTGACCGTGCTCGCTGCACCAGTTGCTCCCGTAGCGCCGGTTGCGCCGGTTGCGCCCGTAGAACCTGTTGGTCCTGTAACAGTACTTGCAGCTCCCGTGGCTCCCGTGGCTCCAGTAGGACCAGTTCCACCAGGGCCAGTACTACCCGTCGCTCCAGTAGGTCCAGTGCTTCCGGTTGCACCAGTCGCGCCTGTTGGACCAGTAACGGTGCTGGCAGCACCAGTTGGTCCAGTGAATCCTGTTGGTCCTGTATAACCAGTCGAGCCAGTTGGTCCTGTTGCCGTGGAAAGATAAGGAAGGTTTACCCAGTTGGTTGTGCCGTCGCCAATCTTTGCTTTATTGGTGTCGTACTCATAACCAATTTCTCCAGCAAGAAGAATTGGGTTGGCAGAAGTCCAGTTAGCAGCCGTATCTCGACGTACTTGGACTACAACAGCCATTTAGTAACCTCTTCCTGAATTACGGAAATCTCTGCGTGTCTTAAATACATATTGTGCTGTACCAAACGCTGTTGCTGCAGGAGTCAATGAACCAGCTGCACCTGTGTTTGCGTCAAATGCACCAGCGGCTGTAGTAGATGCGCCCATTGCTGTCGTGTTAGGAACTAAAAGATAATGAAACTGAGTTGTTGAAGCATCGCCACCATTGATTAGGTCTTCTTGTTGGTGGTCGTTTAATAGAGCGTCGCTTTGTTCTTTGAGTGCGCGCTTAATCGTGTTGTTGATTTGTACTTGGAGCGCATTACTACGCCCTTGAAGTGTGTTTCCGCCTGGCGCGGACCATTGTGCTCGCATTAATTTGCCTCTGTAATTGACATTGGAAAGACTGGAGCTTTCTTTACTTGCTTAGCGCCAAGTTCCAAAATCATCTTTTCCAGTTCTTCGTCTGATATATCACGGAGTGAAGTTTCGGTCTTGATATTCAACGTGGATGCATTAGGCATATTGCCAGTAGCTTTCAGGTAAAGCTCCGCCGACTTTGTATCGCCAGAGATTCCCTTTATATAAAGCGCATCCAAGAGCTTCTGTGTCCGTTCTGGTGATTGATTGAGTCCTTCAACACCCAACTTCCACCGTTCTATAAAGTTCTTTTTCTTTTCCCAACTGCGCAGCGTGTTCTCGTGCATTTCCTTTGAATCTGCATAGGCACGCTTAGTTGCCGGTTCACGTTGGTCTTCAGGAGTGAGTAACCACGCCAAATAAGCTTCCTGCTCTTGTGTAAGCAATAAAGCTGCAGCCATGTATTACCCTCCGAAAATTAAAAATGTTCCTATATAGAAGTTTGTTTCGTTACATACACTACAAACCGTCAACATGGTGTATGCTAACAGGTATGAGTAAGCACGAAGAGTATATCAATAACGGATTTCCACTAGATGCGTTTGAAGGCATCGAACGAGAACCATGGCCACCAAACTGGTCAGAAGAAGAAGAAGCACAATATTGGCACGACGAACAGGAGAAATACAATGAAAAGTAAACGACCACTTAGACCAGTAGAAGAACGTTTCTGGGAAAAAGTAGATAAGACCGACGGCTGCTGGGTGTGGAAAGCACACCTGCTGTACAACGGATATGGCCGATTCAGCATCAACCTGAAGACCGAATACTCACACCGCGTATCGTGGTTTCTTGAACACGGAGAGTGGCCAACGGGAAAACACGTCACACACACCTGTGACAACCCAGCTTGTGTCCGCCCAGACCATCTAGTTCTTGGAACCGTTGAAGACAACATGGCTGACCGGAACGCCAAGAAGCGCCAGTACAACCACAAGAAGCTCCATTGTCGGCATGGAATGCCGTTTTCTTATGAAGGCAAATATCGAATTGCCAAGGACTGCTCTGTTTGTGCCGTATCGCGCCAATACAAAAAGAATGTAGACCCAAAAAAAATTAAAGAAAACAACAAGAAGGCTTACCAAAAGCGAAAGAACCAAGCTAAGATTTAATTCAAGGAGCACGACATGACACGAATGAACTGGGAGCGCAGTCTTCCATCAAACCGATACATCACGTACACGCAGAAGAAACCAAAGCCTTTTATTGCGCCAACGCCTAAGCAGTTAGCATATATGAAAAAGCTTGGTATTCCATACACTGAAGGCATGAGCCGCAACGATTGCTCAAGCTTGATTTCGTACGCAAAGGAGCGTTCAAATAGTAAGCGGTGATATATCACAGGTATATCAAGTACTAGCGCCGCATGTAATGAAACAAGCTGTACTATAGAACACAACTTCACTTAGCACGAAAGTGTCGCCCACCACGGCGTGAACAGTGGTGTCAGGTGGGAATCCTGCTCTATCGGGGAAACCCTGGTGCCGACAAAGTCGGGGTAGCCAGGAAATATAACCGAGGATGTAGACCGTCAAACGGGGTCGCCTTGCCGCTTTTTTAAGAGAAGAAAATATTCAAGCCCTGTTGCGCAACCTAGCCAGGCAAGTTAGCTGACGACTTCCCCCAACTTTTTAAGTTGATGTTCAGCGGGGGGGTTTTTTCTTCTCTCTCTTGGCAACTTCTCTCTCTTCTTTTAACAGGAAAATAAAAACACGTGCTGTGCGAGCGAAGCGAAGCAAAGGCACTAGGCGAGGAGGAGGCGAAGCCGACGGGCCGCCACTAGGCCGCGTTAGCAACTAGAGCGTATATACTGCACATATGACCAACTCAATGTTAGTAATCATCGGTGACCACGCCTACATACTCGACGAGAACGACAAACTACAAGACTACCCAGGTTATGAAGCAGCCTTCACAACAGGTAGCACAGAAGTAACAGAAGAAAAGTAGTAGAAAAAAAGTACTAGTACTTAACAAAACAAGGGTACGGGGTAAACAAATGGAAAACATCCACGACTACAACGAAGACGCCTACTACTACTGCCCAAACAAAGAATGTGTCTGCCATCAACACTACAAACTAGAAACTCGTAGCATACAAAGTATTTAGAAGTAACCACGGCTCCCTACCCTTTATATATATACAAATTGACGGTACCCGGGGGGGGTGGGTATGGGGTGGCTGGGGTCAGGTGTACTGCATACCTAGCTAACTGACTGACTGTATGTGTATATGCCTATATGCATGTAGCTAACAACACAGCAAGTACATCATCACTTCTTCCACGCATGTATTTAGTCCTTTATGCATCAATGTGTGGTAGCCTAGACACGTGTAGTAGCTGGCAGTCCCAGGTAGTCGTGCACCGAACAGTCGAGTAAGCAAGTCATCACTAACTTGATAGCTTGCTCGTAGGTTGATAACCAGCTATTACACACCAACAAGCACGCAACAGCTGCATGAAGACAGCAAGAATGACAGCAATTAATTAACTCAGCGGTCAATTACGGGCAGTAGTTATGCCCTTATTCTCACTTGTATTTCACTTGTATACTTTCTGCTTCCTTTTGCAAGCGTTTAGTACTAGATTTCGCTCTATTTTTAGTGTTTTCTTGTTCCCTTGCCAGAACTTGACACTGTCTAGTTGTATGACTCGTCCTTGCTGTAGTTCCCCTGTGGAGCGACATTTATTGGTACTCTTTCGTGGTGCAGAAACTTACTAAAGAAGATGTCATTGAAATGCTCGAATGCTACGAGTTTTATCAGGATACTCATTGTCCTATGACTCATGCTGACATTGCTCATGTGTTTGAGGTTTCTCTTGGAACAGTGAAGAAGGTTTTTGCGGGCACTCATCCTTTGTGTGATGGGTATGTAAAGCCTGATGGTCCAAAGAAGGCTGGACGGCGTAAGAAAGACACTGTTGCTACCCATTGTAAGCTTGGTCATGAGCTAATTGGTGATAATGTATATTCGTACGTAGATAACAAGGGCAATCTTTCGCGGCGTTGTCGTCTATGTCAAAAGGCACGAATGAAGGACTGGAAGGCACGACAATGAAGGTTGCAATAGTTTCTATAATGAAAAACGAGTCTGCTCATATCCGTAGATGGGCTGATTCAGCTAAAGATGCTGATTACCGCTATTTGCTTGATACTGGGTCTACTGATGACTCGATAGCCATAGCTCAAGAGTGTGGTGTGACGGTTCTTGAGGCTTCTATTGTTCCATGGCATTTTGGTAATGCGCGCAATCACTTGCTTGACATGCTACCTGATGACATTGATTGGATTATTAACCTTGATGTGGACGAGGTTCTTGGTGATGGTTGGCGCGCTCATCTTGAAGCTGTGCCTAACGATGGTTCTGTAAACCGTCCTCGGTATGTCTATACATGGAACTGGGAGTCAATGATTCCTATGGATGATGGTTCCATTGATATTCAGGGAACTATTGCGCGCGGTAAGCCTGGTCTTACTTATCAAGGTGACAAGATTACGCGGCGCTTTTCTCATCGTTGGATGAACGCAGTCCATGAAGTAAACGTCACTCAGCCTGGAAACCAAGAGTTACAAGGTTTTTGTGGGCTTCGTATCTACCATTTTGCTGACAATACGAAGTCTCGTAGTTCTTATTTGCCTCTTTTGTTGCTTGATGTTGAAGAGAACCCGGATAATGACCGCAATGTTTATTATTGTGCCCGTGAGCTGATGTTCTATGGCCGTGTAGAAGAATCCGTGGAGATGTTTAAGCGTCATTTGTTGATGCCTTCATCTACTTGGGCACCTGAACGTGCCTTCTCGATGCGTTTTATTGCTAAACAGGTCCCTGAAGAGCGTGAAAAGTGGCTTCTTCGTGGTTGTGGTGAATATCCATGGGGTCGAGAGCTCTGGGTTGACCTTGCACAGCATTACTACGACATTGGGCATTGGGAAGGTTGTTATTTCGCCGCTTCTCGTGCCTTGTCACTGACTAATCGTGGTGATTTGTATTTAACGGAAGCCGCAGCGTGGGGTTGGTTGCCTCATGACCTCATGGCTATTGCGGCGCATCGTACAGGTAGGCACCAGATTGCCCTAGAACACGGCTATAAGGCCCTAGGACACGCGCCAGATGATAAACGGCTGAAGGACAACATCTTTTTTTATAAAAACGCTTTGAGCATGGCTGATGTGGTCATTCCAACGAGGGACAACACCGCAGGTTTGTATCGTGTTGTTGCGCAGCTGCTCGATGATGCAAAAGTTGACAATATTTTCATTATTTGTGATGGCCAGGAAGCTTTTGACCGGCTCGATGCTTTAAACGATAAAAAAGTAAAAAAAGTGATGACTTCTGGTGAGTTCAATATCCACAAAGCATGGAACTTTGGGTTTAATTTATCCAAAACTGGTAATCATGTGTTGTTCTTGAATGACGATGTGTATCTGAACGAGAACTGTGTGACCAACTTGGTGGCAGAACTGGACCGAGACGACTCAATTGGTTTGATTTGCCCGCAGTACTCACCTCTTGCACAAGACAGAGTGGTAACAGATACCTGTCGTGGTCGCTATGACGGCACAGGTGGAATGGGTGGCTTTGCCATGATGCTGGCGTCTGACCTAACTGGCTACCGATTCCCAGAACAACTCAAGCTTTGGTACGGTGACGACCATCTGGTTGACCATGTAACTGATGCTGGTCGTAAGTGTCTGATTACATCTAAGGCTCGTTGTGTCCATGAGCATTCAGTTACAATCAATAAAGTTGCGCCGGATGTGCTAGCAGGTGTAGTAAACTCAGATAGAGAGTTTTACGAAGGAGCACGACATGCATAAAGCGGCTTTGGATTACACGTACAACGAGTTCATGACTTGGCGTAACCGTGAGTTCTTTGACTACAAGAAGTTCGACATTCTTGAGATTGGTTCATTGAACATCAATGGCGGTATTCGTGAGCTATTAGAACCACACGCCGAAATGTATTTGGGCATTGACATGCAAGAAGGACCAGGCGTTGACCTAGTCGTTGATGCTGTTGATTACTGGAAATATGACTCGTTTGATGTTGTTGTGTGCAACGAAGTCTTTGAACACACACCTGAATACTCACAAATCATCTTCAACGCCATGACATCATTGCGTGAGGGTGGAATCTTTATTGCCACCATGGCGGGTGAAGGTCGCGCACCTCACTCAGCCATTGACGAGAACCCTATTCGCCCCTGGGAGCATTACCGCAACATTGGTGAATGGGAGCTGAACCAAATCATGGAGGGCTACTTTGAGCACTCTGCTGTAGACAAGCTCGGCAACGACATTCGCTGTTGGGGCACGAAATGAATCGGCCTACTAATAAGGAGATTCGTAAAGCCGGATTGTTCATCAGCTCAGCTGAGTTCATGGATAAACTAGGGTTTGACGAACTATACGAACAACACAGGAAACAGGTAATAACCATGGAAAAGAACAAAAAGATTGCACATCTTGATACAACGATGAAAGGTGCCGCCGTTGGTCTTTTGACTTACGTTGGCGTTCAGCAGGGCTGGTCAGCAGAAGTTATTGCTGCATTGGTTCCTGTTGCTTCTTTAGTCTTGTCATTTGTGTCCAGCAAGATTGGCGACAAGAACACAACTCTTTTGTTGAAGCTTGCAGTACAAGCAGTTGAAGCTGCTCCAGTCAAGAAGGCAGCAAAGAAAGCTCCTGCCAAGAAGGCTAAGTAATGGCTAACGAAGTTTCACGCTCAATAGAAATCCAAGCATGTGCAAAGATTGCTGCTGAGCTAACGGTATCTACTAAGCCCGAGACAATTGATGATGCACTGAAAGGCTTCGGGGAAGCTTTCTCTGGTGTACTTGATGTTGTTCTCGGGAGACTTTATGGACGAGCGGTGCCTGAAGGGTCACCGTGGGATGATGCGCCTTTGACCGGAGGGCGCAACATCCCTGTCCGTAAGTCACAAGATGAAATCAAATCCGAACTTGATAACGCTCGTTCAAGTACTGCAGTGTCAGCAGGTATGAAAGCATCAGCGACACCTGTGAAGAAGATGAAGGATGTGCAGATTGCTGGCCAGACTCACGGCCCAATCCCAGCATGGCTTGGTCGTGCTGCAGCTAAGGCCGGAGTAGAGAAGGTGTTTGACAACCGTGATAGTGCAACTCCTGAAAATCGTCGTCCGCATTTTGTTAGTGCCGATGGCAACAAGACTCCGTTCTGGCCACCGAAAGACCTGAGCGCACAGGACATTGGTCTTAAGTTCTAATGAAGAAGTTCTTTGACTCAACACTTGGACTTGGTTTTACTTTGTCTGGTGCTGTTGTTATGTACTTCACCTTGTCTGGCTTTACGCAAAAGGTTGCCCTTGTAGCCACTCTTCTTGCTTTGATTGCCCACTATTGGCTTGTATTCAAAGAACCCAATGAGTGAAGAATCACGTAGCAAGCGTGTAATTACATTCAACATCCCATTGAAACCAAAGGCTAAGGGCCGTCCTCGTGCTGGCAAGCATGGCATGTACACAGACAAAGCAACCCGTGAATACGAGGATGCAATCCGTCAGACATACCTTGACCTTGGTTTGCCAAAGCTTGAGGGAAGCATCCAGGTTGCTTGCACATTCCAAAGCACACACATCAATGTCACTTTGATAACTGTCAAAGAAGAATCAAAACTTCGTGGAGACCTTGACAACTACGTCAAGAGTCTTCTTGATGGACTTAACGGTGTTGCATACGACGATGACAAACAAGTGGTGAATCTCAAAGCGTTCAAGAGATAGTTACACTACAAAAAAGTACTTAATGGTATTATTTTTATAGCGCCGTTATCTTGAAGGAGGTGCTATGAATTCCATTTATAGAGCATTGCAATTTTCTGTTATTTGTTTGGCTATTCTGGTGATTGGCCATGTCTTGGGAATTTTCTAGTTCAATGAGTTACAGCAAGAGGGAAATCCCTATTGATGTTGACGACCTCATGAACTTGCTATCCAATTACGAACCAGAAAACGAATACCAAGCACTAATGGAAGCGGCTCCATTTGAAGAGCCCCGTAAACACAAATGTTTATTTAGTGAAGTCCAAGACATTGTTCTTGACTGTCTCGAAGTCCTATTGGAACAAGACAGATTTGTAATACACTCCATCAACTATGAGCGCATAACCTATGAAGAGTTAGGGCAAAGAATGGGCATATCTGCAACACATGCATGGAGACTGAAACAGATTGCCTACCGCCATCTAGGAGAAGTACTTATCATTGATGGGCGTATTAGTAAGATACTCAGGTATGATTGATTCGTGGAGTTGGGCAAAAAGGATATTCACCGAGGATGACCTCTACGACCTTGCCGACAGAACAGACAGAATCATCTATGACAATGAGAATGGCTTCATAGTCAACATTGCGTTAACCAATGAACAGTGCATGGACTTGGTTGAACATTGGTACCACTCACAGAGCGAAGACCCTGACCAAGATGTTATTGATTCGTTTGATTATATTGAAGGTTTTTTAGCAAACTTTATTTATTTCTTACAAAACTATCTAGAGGACGAACATTCTGGATGGGAGGAACGTCGGTATGGGATTGAGGAATAACCGAATGTCCTTTCCATGGAGTCATTCCGTATCTGTCATATAGATATTTAGCTACTTTTAAATTACAAGGTAAAGTTAAAAGCTCATCTAAATCACCTTTACAAACAGTTCTGACGGTTTGTTTGTGGACTGAATTTATCTGAAACAATCCTCTGTCAATCGAGCCGTTCTTGTTGAGTGTCCAAATAACCTTTCCGTTTTTGTCATAGCGAGCGTTGATTGCCTTAATACGGCATCTAGACTCTCTGTGAGCGATGTAACTGAACTCTTTGACTGGAAGGCCAGCCTTTCGTATAACAGCTTCCCATTGAGGGCAACTGCCACCAGCGTTAGCCGGAGTTACAAGAGCGAATACGGATATAGCTATAGCCAAGACGAATGCTCGCAATAGTTTTCCTTTTGTAGTGGTGGAAGAGATTACTTGTCGGACGAGTCCGAGTCTTCTGTCTCTTTTTTCTTACCCTTCATGCCGTTAGACATGACGAGCCCTCCTAACGAACCCGTGAGAAACACGGTTAAGGTTTTTAGTAAATCGATGAACGCAGCGTCGTTTGGCGCTTGCGAACTAATCGGCTGTGTAACAAACATGAGTGCGTATACAAATCCAATAACAGATATTGCAAATACAAACGCCAGCACAAGACCAACTGTGAAGATAAGTCTTGCGTGTAGTTCTTCACCTGAGTAACGCTTTGGTCTGGCCATGTTTATTCTCCAATTAAATCTTTTGTGCAGGTGTCGCTTGCTACGCATAGCGGTGGGTTGCACTCTGGCTTTTCCCAATTGCTTGGGTCTTGACACTCGTACCGGTAGCTTCCTTGAAAGCCGCAACCACTTAGTAGCAATATTCCAACGCATATCAACTTCCTCATGGTCCTAAAATTCCCAATGGGTCATCTGGATTGACAGTGCTTGGTGTTTGTCCAGACTTTTGTTGTTCTTCAATCTGAATTTTTGCACGGTCTTGAGCATCTTTGATATACGCTTCAAGGTCAAACCATCTGCTTTGCAATTCATTGACTGAAGACTTTGTGCGTTGTGTCCCAAGTGGCAATCCAAGTAACGACAATACTGAGTTAACAGTTTGAACAACTGGTTCTGCATCATCCTCAGTAATACCGAAATACTCTTGAATGAATTTGTTTTGTCTTGCTGGTTCTATTGATTTCAATACAGCAACAAGTGGTGAACTTGGTGAAAACAACTCTCGCCCAAGATAAATCAAACGAGATTTTGTTTGTGTTGTTTTTTCACCCTTTGGAGCTATAGGTGCACCAGTAAATAATTTGACACCAAATGCTGCTTCAAGCGGAACACGGAATACAGGGTTTGTGCTTGCAAGGAATCCTTTTGGATTCTCGATTAGTCCTTTAAGAACGTTTTCACCACCACCTGGGAATGGAAGACCTGGACGAATTACATCACCCTGCAAACCAGGGAATTGTGAAAGTAGACCAAGAGCAGGACCCACACCAGGAACTGCACCAGCAAATCGTCCAGCATTCTTAACAGATTCTGGCATCCCTGGAATATTGATTGGAGTCTCAAGAGAGAACACTCCACGGTCTTTTTCATAACCTGGAATAACTGGACCACCTTCTTCTTCTGAAGGTCCTTCAATGTTGCGCTTCAAGTTGCTGTAGAACGCATAGGCACGTGGGTTTGTCCACATCAATTCAAGTTGCAATGGTGTGTTGCGACTCATAAAGGTCCAGAACGGAATGATTTGTTTAGCGACTCTGTCAACATTGCTGAGGTCTGCGTAGTCAATCAGGTATTTATTTGCGCGCGCTGCTGCTTCTTGTGGGCTAAGACCCTTTGAAATACCGTCCCACATCAAACCAAAACGTGAATAGCTTTCAATCTGTTCTCCAAACCAACGGCTTCCTTGAGGTATGTAACCAATTGCTCGTGAAACTTTGTTTGCTGGACCACCTTTGAGAAGTAGTCCACGGTTTCCGGTACCAACTTCAGCAGCAATTTCACCATACTGACCAAATCCAGTAGCGCCTGAGTAGTTAATTGAATCTTCAATTGCGTCAATTAATTCACCTCTGTTTACAATCGGGTCTGCCAAACGTAGATTAAACGGGTCAACTTCTACTGCTTTGATAAAACCACTGTCGACCAATCGTTTAGCAATTTGTCGTGGTGTAAGACCGGCTTTTAATCCTTCATTAATTTTATTAAGAATTTTGTTTCCTCTAATAAGATTTCGTGGGTCAGCACCTGCAGCAATAAGTTGATAGGTATTGCTTAATGCGTTGCGTGTATGGAATCCGGGACGAGCAGTCAACCAAGCCTTTGAGAATCGTGTGTAGTCAAGTGCCACCTGTCTTGCTCGTGCTGCAAACTCTGGGTCTTTGACTCGTTCTGCATTGCGAAGGAGGTCTGCCAACTCTTCACGAACAGCAATATCTGGTGCTGTGCCTTTATACAGCACATTTCCTGTTGTTGGGTCAATGATGTCATCGTTAAGAATTTCAAAACCTTTTTTAACAATATCTGCATATTCTGTCCATCTCGTTTTTGGAACAGTAGCAATATCTAAGGCAAGACCCTGAAGTTCGCCTTGGATAGTTGATGCAAGTTTAACAATTTCATCCGTGGCTACTGCTGCAGTTGCTGGAGTTATTACACCATTAATAAAATCATCTTCAATTTTTGCAATTCGTGCATCTAATTGAGAAGTAAGAGTTTCAATTTCTTTTTTATTTACAGACCTTGCATCAACTTTTGATGTAATTGTTTTGATTTCATCCAAGAGGGAACTAAGTTCACCTTTGCTTAACTGTTCAAGGATTACACTTGGGTCAAGTTGTATTCCAGTTGCTGGGTCAGTAAGACTGAACCCGGGTGCAGTTCCCTTTGGTAAAGGTGATGTTACTAATGGAGTCTGAAATTCCGTTCCGGCTTTACGCGCTGCCATGCTTGGAATTGTTTCAGGCAATGAACCAATTGTCTTCTGTAATGCAGAAAACTGTGCGTGCTTTTGTGCATACTTGCCAATAACACTTAATGCATCTGTGTCGAAGTAATCAAAGTCCAATCCCCATTTGCGGGCGATGTTGTTGAGTGCAGTAACTCCACCGTCAATGTCGGCCTGTGTAAGTACTTTGCCAAAGAACTCATCGCCAACAGAAAGGTCACGAGCACGGAAGTTTCCAACAAACCAAGTACGGTCTACCTTCAGTTTCTTTGCAAGCTCCTCTGCTTTCTTAGGAAACCTTTGCGCCCAGCGAATTGCTTTGTCAGATTGCATTTGTGGGAAATAGTTTGTTCTACGTGGAGGGACATATCCAGTTCCACCAGATGCTTTAGCTGCATAGTCGTAGAAGTAATCAAATATTCTGTCAATTGCATCAGCGGCGGCTTGTTGTGTTGGATTTAATGCAACAGGGGTTCCTGTCATGGCCGCAGTTTGACGCAAACGAATCACTTCATTCAATGTCTCTTTGTCAAAAGTTTTACCCAAACCACTTTGAGCCAATGCTCCAGCAGCAACTTTGCGTTCGTTATTTACAAGAGCA